ACTCATATTGTTCTCGTTGAATCTCTTTAAATTCGTTGGTCATCTCTGGCCACTCTAGTTCCATTTGTTTTACAATCGAAATACTTCTCATCTCAACATCATCCATAGGGTCTTTGACTTGAGTTTCTAACTCTCTTTCTTTTATTTCCATATCATACTCCTACTTTATTATTACATGTGATATTTGTATCATAATAATGATAACTGATAAAATTAAACTAATAGTAGTTCTTGTGTCTGGTATCTCATTCAATATAAAGTAAGTCAAGAAAGTAAAAACTATTGTTGCCATCCCAAAACCAATAGGTCTAACATACCAATAATTTCCAAAATATTCATAATACCACCGTGTACCATAATAAAAACAAAAACTTATAGGTATTCCACCTAATATAATCCACCAAACACTTTTCGCCCACTCGTATCTAAATTGACCTTGCATGTGAAACCATGCCCAAATGTGACCTATCAATGATACACCAATTGCCATCAATAATTTATTCATTTTATCCTCATCTTCTTTATTTCCTTATCGGATTTTCCGAATTTTTTTAACATTAATTTTAAATCCTCTTTCGACATCAATTCATAATACTCAGCCGCTTGAAGTTTACTCACTTCAAAATATTTCATAATGAACGGAACTACTTTATCATTTGTCTTTTCTTTCTTACCACTCAAGTATTTCAAATAAGTCTTTTTCTTTGGTAACAAATTACAATAAAACTGATATACAGCCTTATGTGGCATAACCTCTATTGTGTACTTTTGAAAATGATTTACAAACGGTAAAAAATCTTCACCCATACTCAAATAACGATTTACCATAAAAGGGCTAAATTTCTTCTTGTCAGCATCCGAAAAAGAATCCCAATCTCGTTTACCAACAAAAAGTTCGTTAATCCAACTAAATAAGTTCATCCGCATCACCCAATGGTAACAATTCACCACAATTTCCACAATTAAATACTTGAACAGGTGCAATAACTTCTTTACCAGTCGGTGATATAATTGCTGAAATCTTTTTTATGACATAACCCTGAATAAAAATCTTATTATCACATTTCATACAAGTCATGGTTTCAGCATCAGTTAAATCAACTTGAACTTGTGCCTTAGGTAATGGTTTCATTGGTTTCATACTCATTACAATCTCCTTAATATGTTTGATACCGTAGCAATAAAATTAATCTCCTTATCTACTACCAGTACATCTTGATAAGCTCCACTTGATATATCTGTTATTACTTCTGGTATCTTATCACCAGTAATTGTTTCTACTTCATCATATAATAATCTAAATAATTCTGTATAATCACTAAAACTACTATCAGCTACCAACTTACGAATAGTTCTGATATCAGAGTTATTTCTTATCATTTCTAAGAACTGAAGTTTGAACTCATTATGTAACATCCCTTGTTTGTCAATTTTCAACTGACCATCAATAGATTGTCTTTGTAAGTCATTAATGACTTTTCTCAAATCAGGATAACCAGCCGTAACTACAAGTGCCAAATCATCCAAGTCAAAAGATATATTTTCCTTTTCCAAGATAGTCTTAGAATGTAATGCAACTTCTTTTTTAGATGGTGGTGTTATCTTATATGTCTGACAACGACTCTGTATTGGTTCAATGATTTTTTCAACATAATTACAAGTCAATATAAATCGACAATGTGAAGAAAATGTTTCCATCAAATTACGGAGAGCTGGTTGGGCAGAATTTACATTTAAATAATCCGCTTCATCCAGTATGACTATTTTGGTAGGTTTGAAACCAATTGAAGAAGCAAAAGTCTTCAACTTGTCTCTAACCAAGTCTATATTTCGTTCATCCGACGCATTAATATATAGATAATCACACTCAACATTATTAACAATAATTTTAGCAAGTGTGGTTTTGCCGCCACCAGCTCTACCATATAAAAGTAAGTGTGGAACATTTCCATCTTCTAAAAATCTATCAACTTTAGTTTTAAGATGTTCATTACCAACATAAGTCGATAAATCTTGTGGTCGATATCTTTCAACCCATAATCCATGTGATTCCATATTAAGTCTGCCGTGACACTAACCAATACTTAGCATTGAAATCATCAACATTAAATTCAATATGTGCCAAACCCTTATTAGAAATCTGTAGTGTTGCCTTAGAACATTCTTTATTAGCACTTAATACTTCCTTAAAAAGATTAGCATTAAAAACTATTGATTCTGTCATAGCAACTGCACCACTTTGAGTTTTAATACTAATACGATTTGAATTAATATCACTATAACCAATAACAAATTCCAAACCACCATCTATTGGATTAACCGCAAAATGTTCAACATCAGCTAAAGCACTTTTACCACGAATAAAAGAATTAATAAACTGATTATCGATATTAACCAAAGTATTGAACTCAGGAACATTCTTTAATTCAGGAACATCAGGTATGACACCAATTGCCGCTAATACATAATCAACCGACATTATTGAATCCGTAAAATGAAAAGCAACAGGTGAGTTATCAACTTTAGTCAAATTAAAATCAACTTTGTCAGCCAATGTACCTAACATTTTAGATAATAAAGGAGTGTCATAAACACCCACTTCAAATTCAGGCAAAGTTTGTTTTGCCAAAGTTAAATCACCCAATAAACTCTTGTCAGGTGATATAAATCTCGTGGACAATGTACTCCCATCGGAGTTCCATTTGACGGAATTAACATTCCCACCAAGATTGTATTTTTGGATAAAAGTATCCAACGTTATTTTATTCATAGTATTCTCCTATTATGTTTTAATTTAATACTTTTTATTGTAAAAGTCAATCAAAAAAACCTTTCAATTGAAACTTTTTTATCTACGGGCATGTCCCACTTCATAGAATCGTAGAACATTTGAATTTTCTTCCTTAATGCCTTATCAAATAACTTATCTCTATCTATGTACTGACTTATAAAATCCATGATTTCTTTTGGGTCATCATAACCTTTGAAAGCAATAGCATCTATGTTGAACGGATTATCTTTTAAATATACCCATCTTATCTTAGACGCATTTCTAATTGGTTCACAATTATTAGCATTAAAATGTTTTAACAAATCATTATAAACAACTGATGCCTTAACATAAACTGGTGCACCTTTTTCCATTTCCGTAAACATTGATTTACCACCAAATCCTCGTGTCGTTTTTTTCTTCGTGTACTTCTTTATACCTTTAACGCCGGTAGGTAATGCAATATTATCCACCGTTTCATTATGTAATGATTTCTTGAAATTTAAAATAAATTCATCAATTCTTTCTTTACCTACTTTTGCCAATATAGCTTTCAATACCTTTATCATGAAATCTCTGAAAGATGGTGGAAATGAACTTCTAACAATATCTAATCCCTTTACATCAAGTTTCTCACATGTAGTACCACCATCATTGATAATCCATTGACCGTATCGTTTTTTAGTTACCCAAAAAGCACTCTTAGCAATCAACTCTTGTTTAATCTCAAATCTATGTTCGTCTTTAATATTTAAAAACATCTTAGCAAAATAATCATATGATTTATTGATATAACTTTGAACTTCACCAGCAATATCCAAAATTTGTTCGGTCATAAACTTATCATCAGTTATATCAGCATTTGGTAATCTGTTTTGAACCAAAGGTAGAGCAGAATAGAAAACTGAATCGGTATCGGTGTAAATACAATAATCTTTATCATCCTTGAGTATTTTATTATAATAGTTATTCGTAACTTTTTCAGTAAACTTAATTAACTGAACACCAGTTGTTGTAGTTCCTTCAGCATTATCAATGTCATAAAATCTAAATACCGTCAAACCCAAGACACCATACAAACTATTAAGTAAAATCTTTTGAACATGCTGTCGTCTATTAAAATATCCATGTAGTTCATCATTACCTTCTTCACCATATTTCTTAGCCAATCCCCTATATTCAACTCTTTCATTAAACCACTTTTCTAATATAGCTGGTATAACACCTTTCTTAGATAAATCATATATCACCCCGTTAGACGATATCGACACATTGTTTCTATTAAAAAAATCTTTTAACTCACCATTGCTAAATCGTCTGACTACTTTACCATTCTTTTCAACTGAATATGTCTTTGTAACTCCTTTAATAAATTCTTCCGCATCCCAACCATTTATCTTACCTATCTTAGTTTCCGGCGACATATTCAGACTCATAATAATACTCGGATACATAGAAGTCAAATCTAAGTCAAATACCCAATCATAACGACCTGGTTCAGGACTCTTAACATAAGCACCACTAAACCTACCATCAGAGCCATCATAACTGACATCGTGAGCTTTACTTGGCGCCACTAAATCCAAACTTTTTAAATACACTAACATGGCACCCTCAATATATCGAGAACTAAAATAAACCTCCTCATAAGGTATTCTACCCAAATGAGACACGGCTCTGGCCAAATCAATCAACTTCAATTTCTCATCAAGTGCCTTAACAATCTTAACATCATTCAAATTATACTCTATAAACCTATCTATATCGTCCTTATACAAGTCGTCTAAACTACCATCATACTTCACCTTACCTATTTTAACTTCCAATTGACCAATATGGTCTAATCTATAACTCGATTGTTGAGTATAAGTAAATTTTCTATATAAGTCCATATAATCTAAACTACTGACACCAGCAATTCGATACATCTTCTTATTTGGATTATACTTTACAATTTGAATAGGTGATAAAGCATTGGCAAATTCTTCACCCAAAACTTTAGATATTCGATTATACAAATAAGGTATATCAAAATTATTCGTATTCCAACCAGTAACAATGGTTGGTTTAAGTTGTATCCAAAACCTAAGAAAAGCTTGTAACAAATCATTTTCATTACGAAAGAATTTTATCAACGTGCCTTTTTTATCTGTCAATAGAGGCAAACTCGGATCGCGGTCACCTAAAACGCATACATAGTATTTATCATCATGTTTAGTATACATGGCAATCGAAGTAACCTTATTATTAGCTTTTACTGGTTCAGGAAAACCATCTGTAACTTCCACCTCAATATCAAAAAATAATTCTCTGTGATTTTTGGATGGTTCATCTGAATCCTCATATCTATCTAATAAAATACGAGTATCCAATGGTATATCCGATTCAAATACTCTTCCTGTTTTAAAATCTTCTTCCGTCCAATAAGTAACCTTTTTTAACTTATCTCCATATATAGAACGATATTGTCCAGAACCATCTTTTACATAAGCATAATTCTTAAATACAAAATTTTGATAACCAGCCACATCATCCCATAAATGAACTTCAACTTGATTGCCACCTCGTTTTTCACACCAAATATTTTGGTACATTTAGATTATAAAATCCCCATTTTTGATATGTAAATATAACAATAAAACCACATATAAGTCAAGTGTTTTTTGAAACTTCATTTTTTAATCTCGTTTTTAATATTTCAATATAGGTTTTATTCACATCAAATGTAATACACTTTCTATTTTGCTCAGCACAGACTACTGCCGTTGTACCACTACCTGAAAAATAATCCACTACTAAATCATTTACATGAGAACTGGCCAATATACATCTCTTTACCAATTCCTTTGGTTTTTGAGTATTGTGTTTTTGAAATTTATTAGTAGGTGTTTTTTTAGTTTTGGCATAACTCTTGACCTCATGCATACTCCAATAAGGAACACATAAATCTGTCCAAATATTGCCAGGATAAGTGAGTCTAACCTTTTTACCATCTTCATTTATCCACCAACCCTTCGGTGTTCCATCACTATTTTTATAAGGTGCAACGACATCTTTTTCTACCATTACATCATCTATATTAAAAGTATAATTATCCTTGTGTTTAGTTGCGAAAAAAACATCTTCGTGCATAGATTTCCAATTAGTTTTAGAACCGCGACCTTTATCTCTTTTCCAAGTTATTCTATTTTGAACATTAAAACCAACTTCTTCTAATAAAGAATGAAAATGATGTGAATGTTGCCAAGAAATACACAAATATAATGAGCCAGTAGGTTTAAGTTGCAAATAGGCTAATTCTAAAGATTTTTTAATCCATTGGTAAAACTCACCTTTAGTTTTCCACTGGGAATCCCAATCGCTTCTATCACCATCAGTTAAATCAATATTTTTTTTATTACCACTTATATAGTATGGTGGATCTAAGAAAAATAAGTCTACTGAATTTGGTTTTATATATTTAACCGACTGGTCAAATGATTCATTATAATATTCTATTCCCAATTTTTCAATTCCTTTTCAATCTTAGTCAAATGTTTTTCATAATATTTTTTAGCCTCCAACTTGAACTTCTGAAACCACTTTTCTTTTCCCATATCTGTAAATACTAATTCTTTGTTAGCATCTTTAATTTGTAATTGCCCCCATCCTAAATTTTGTATATGAAGAATAGACCAATCTAGTTCCCATATATATGGGACATGAACATCACCTATAATAACATCATCACCTCTACGAACATAATCAACGAAAATATAAGAAAGGCACTTTGTATTATCTTCTAATAATTTTCTTAACTTTTTGATAGAAATTAAATTAGGCATTGAAAACCCATTTTCATCTTCTTGTATCCAATGACTCTTTACATCCAATAATTTTTTGTGATTATCATACTCTAAACTAAAGTCATCTGTACTTCTTTTTGATGAAGGATTAACATACTCATTGAGATATAGATTTTTAAATATATTGGCACATTCAGCTTCTATTTTATCTCCAACAGCTCTTTGACCATATTCCTCACCTAATGTAAAATTATAGAGATTTGATTCAACTAGACTTTTTACTTTATCGTTTTTCATTATATTATCCCTTTTTTTCATACCTAAATATAACAATAAAACCCTATACAAGTCAAGTCTTTTTTAAGAAAAGCGGGGGATATATTTCAATCCCCCAAACTTAACTTTTAGAAATCAATAGAAACACCCACGTTAAAGTATCTTGGTGTCCCAAGAAATACTTCAGCGTTTTGAGCGGCGTGAACTTTGTCACCCCAACTGTTATATTGACTATGATCTACAGCGTCTTGCACAAATACCGCATCTAGTGCGTTAAATACATGAGCAAAAAGTGTAGGATGTACACCCGCAACCTCTGGTAAGACATAAGAAGCATGAAAATCAACTTTGGAATACCCAGGGGCTTTCCATACTTGTTCTCTATCTGCATCTTCATCTGAACCATCATACTCACGAGAATCAGGACTCCAATCACTATAATTGTTATCATAAACATTATATAGTGCTGTTATGTTAAGTCCTTTTACAGGAGTGACAGTTCCACCAACTGTATATGAAGTCTGTGGCATATCACCTACTAGCAATCCATCAAGTGCATATGAATACGGTGTAGATTTTAGACCAATTACTTGACCTTCTTCATTGTATTCATTCTCTTGATAGTTGCCTGATGCATCACCATCAAACTTCCAAGTACCAAGACTTACTGTAGCATTTACGTTCAACATCGGATGTACTTGAGAAGAAGCTTCTACTTCAAGTCCTTGATGTTTTTGGTTAATACCACTTAGGAAGATAACATCTGTATCCCCACTATCGCCTTGACCTGTTGTTACAGATTTAGTAAGGTTTCTGTCTTTCCAATCCATATTATATACATTAGCTTTAACACCAAAGTTTTCAGAACGGAAGGAAACACCAGCTTCTGTACCAATGAATTTCTCATTAGCAGGATCGGAAGCAACCGTACCATCAAAGTAGATTACATTATCCATAATAGGTGGTTTTTCAACATATCCAACGTTAGCAAATAAACTAACATTATCATCTATGTCATAAACTGCTCCACCCTTAGTTTGGAGTGTTGTAATAGCATCTGCTTTAACTACTTCATCAGCAACGGTAAAATGGTCTTGGTAAGTGTATTTAATACTTGATACACCACCCATACCATAAAGGTTTAACTTGTCCGCGGTATAATTACCTTGAACAAATCCACCAATCCAATCTACGGTAGTTTCATTGTGATAAGCGATAATATCACCTAACCCAACTTCTTTACCATCAGGCGCATTGTCGTCAGCATAATCTACGTAGTATTCACCACCCATCAAATCACGTACTTCACGTGCGTGTTCGATTCCGGCAGTACGCCAATCAACACCAACTTGAACTTCTAACTCATCACTAACTACATAGTTAAGTTTAGAAATCAAGCCATAAGTGTCTTGACGATTAATACTATTACGAAGAATACCAACTGATTGATCTGGCGCTCTTACAAGAGCTTTCTTATCTACATAAACTGTATCATCATCACCTGAATTATATGCTATAAGTGTATTCCAATCACGAGTCCACGGAGATGAACCGTAATAGAATTTATAGTCATCATCACCCAAGTTACCATCAGCATCCATTGTAGGTATTTTACCATAAGTACCTGTTCCACCACCTGAACCACCAGACCAATACAACACAGAACTTACTCGTGTTTTATCGTCAATAGTCCAAAAATGGTTAAAGTTAACCAATGGTTTATGAAAGAAGTTCTCTCTTTCATTAAGGTAATTAGGATCATGTCTGTCTACCGTTTTAGCACCATACATATACCAATATTGTTTACCAGTATATGATGGGTCTATAGGTGACCAGTTTTGATTGAAAAGTCTACCAGCATCATGACCATGATCATCGGTAAATTTTGCTACATATTCATCCCAATCACTTGTACCATCATCATCTGAATCAGCAGCAGAAAGAGCATCATAATCAGCTACTTCTTTAGCAAACTCTTGGTCATAAGCCATTACATTCTGTTTGTAAAGATTTTGACCATGACGTTGTGGTGCACCGATTGCATACAACTCAAAACGATGTTTATCGTTCATTTGATAAGAACTACCAAAGTAGTAAGCCCAAGCATCTGTCCAAAGTTTATCAATGAGACCATCACCAGTTTTACGAACTATCGTACCACTAAGTGCTAGTTTATCACCAATCAAACCTGAATTGTAGTTAAAAGTAGATTTCAAAAATCCACCTGCACCAACTTCTTGTTTATACTTACCACCCTGTTCTTGAGAAGCGGGGTCTGTAATAATGTTTATAGTTCCACCAATGGAAGGGGTAGCAAGATTAACAGCTGACAGTCCACGTTGCATCTGAATAGAATGAGCAGCATCTGCTACACCATCCCAATTAGACCAATAGACCCATCCGTTCTCCATATCATTCTGGGGAACACCATTAATCATTACGGCTATATTCCGTTGGTTAAAACCTCTTACATTAATACGAGCATCTCCTGCTCCGCCACCTTGTTGAGTTGCATATACACTTGGCGTAGTATTCAAAGCCATAGGAATGTCTTGACTACCAAGACGAACTTCCATATCCGCTTTAGATACTGTAGTGTAAGCAACAGGTGTTTTTTCATCAGCACGAGAAGCCAAAACTTCAAGTGCAGACATAGTAAGTGCATCAATTGATAATACAAAATCAACACCTACATTTTCTTCACCCACCACTACCCTTCTAGATACCGATGAGTACCCAATGTATGAAGCAGTAATCGAATAAGTACCTGTGCCGCCCTCTAGGACAACAATATAAGAACCATCATCTGCAGATGTAGCTCCTAAATCAGTACCGTCAACTACTATATTTGCTCCAACCAAAGGTTTATCTCCATCACTAACTACCCCAGATACCGATTGTCCCCAAAGAACAATTGGTGCAAGAAATACTAACAATGAAGATAATAGATTACGCTTTTTCATAAACGTTCTCCTTACTTGTTTTCGTTAACGAAGTTAAGACACATTTTTCCACAGGTGTGTCAACTGCCTGTCCGCATTTTTTACTATTGTATGTGGAAATTTTATTTATCATCTGAAATTGGTATGATTTCACAAACATCATTATTACAAAATTTATCTATCTCTGCTTCCTCTCCTTCAACTCCTACAAAACTCAACCTACCAAGTTTCTCAACTTCAAAATGATATGTTTTTTCATCTATTGCTTCATAAGGCATTTGTTTGTAAGCTCCTAATGGATGTCTTGGTAATAATGATATACCCTTTAATCTATACTGAAAATAATTTAATACGTGTGGTAGTTCATTCGCTTCTGTTTCAGGGTCAAATGTTGCTGTACAACTTACTTGGTTATCTGCCCAATGCCGTTGTAAGAAAGAAGCTAAACTAAATTGTTCCCAAATCGAAAGTTCAGCCGCTGTTCTAATACCCTCTCCTACATCCACCGGTACCTCTACCACCGTTGTAGTGTCTTCTGAACCAAAGGCTGGTTCTACATTATATCCAGCTTTCTTTAATGGTTCTATTAATTCTGATTGATTTGATAATCTCATTCTTCTTATGTAGAATCTTGACTCCGGATAATGCATTCCAGGTGTTGCTCCCACTAAGAGTGAAACTGTACCACTTGGTTTAACACTCGTGGTCTTAATTGACTTTGGAACTGCAAACCAATCACTATATTGTTTATCCCACTCTTGTATAACATCATATCCATCTTCTAACCAATTCCGTAATGTATCTAAACCATTATTAGTAATGAATTGTGCCACGCCACTTACTGAACAACCAATCCGTCTATTTCTTAACATGACACGATTAGTTTCAGGCCAATGAGTTTTACCAAGTGTTACTGTCTTAGCATACAAATAAGCATATTTAAGTGTCCTCTTATAGTCTTCCAAATCTTCATGGTTATGTGGAAATGTTTCTACAAGACAACATAATTCATAACTTTCTAATGATTGTTCTAAACAAGGATTACCACCTGCAACTCTATGGTCTTTGTTGTCTCCACCATTTTGCATACGAGAAAATGTTCTCATATTTTCTAACCAAGCAAATCCCGGCTCACCATTATCTACAATTCTTTTACATACATCAGTATAATCCATACCCAATTCTGCAAATATAGAATTGTTTGAAGTCCAACCATATTGGTCACGATGTGGATTTACATCGTAATTTTTTAAATCTAAATACTCATCATCAAATGGATCACCAAACACAATTTCTGCAGTTCTCCTCACATTGCCCGCAACAACACACTTACCTATCAAATTCATTATATCTACTATAGTAGTTACTGATATTGGTTCACCTGTATTATCCTCTAGCACATTTCTAATTTTCCCATGAACTTCTTTTAATGGTTCATGACCACTCGATACACCACCAAAACCTTTGATTGGTTCTCCTGCTGGTCTAATTTGATTATAATCAAACTCAACATGTGGAAGTCCATGAAAATAAGATTCTAATAACAATCGTAACGATTCCACCCAACCCTCACGGGTATCTGGTATCATATAAATTTCTTCATTCCTATCACGATTAATACCTTTAACTATAATTTCACCGGCACCCTTTACATCAAAACCAACTCCTACACCTAACATTGACGCGTCCATTAAAAAACAAAATGGTTTTGAGTAATCGTCCTTGATAGTACTGGTAGAAACAAAAGCACAATTATTTAGGGCGGCGTACAATCCTCGTTCTTCAGTTATAGACGTTCCCATAGCCCAAAGACCTCGGCCGGGTGGCAAAAACTTCATATTGAAAATTCGGTCATACATTTCTTGACCTGACCGTTGAGCTTGCCACGCATTCCACCCTAATTGATGTGAATCAATCCATTTTTTTTGCATCGTGTATGTTCCTTCCACAACACGTTTAACAGTTTCCCACCATCTTTCATTTTTACCATTTTCTTTAATACGAGAATATGTTCTCATATAAACTAATTCACCTAAACCGTTAAAACCAAATGGAGGTTTTTTCCGTTTATATTTGCCTATAAAATTATCAGACAATAAAAACTTTTTGCTCATATAAAATACCTTTTCAAACTAAATGCTAACAATCTTATGTGGAATGATACATTCATAAATATTAAGTTAATCTTCATCTTTTTAATATATTATGATTTTTTAAAAACAAATATTGGTTCATACTTATATCCAGCTCCCATTACACTTGATAATGTCAATTGTAATGTATCTTCTTGGATAAAACCCAATTCTTTTGAAATCTTTACTGTTTCTTCTTCTATAAATTTATACTTTGATGTATTTGCTATATTATACAACATATAACCACCTTTTTTCAATCCATAGTAACAATTCTCTATGGTCTTTCTTAAAAAACCATCTACCCAATCATCTTTTGTTGAAAATTTGACATAAGACTGAGTATCCTCATCTGAATATTTTTCTGTATCGAAATATGGTGGACTTGTAAAACACAAATCCAATGATTCTTTATCTGGTTGAAAAACTTCACTTCCTAATTTATGTATTTCAACTTTTTTTCCCAAATATTCAAAATCTTCTTTTATCTTCAGCAATCCATCATAAGTTTTACTTGATGGTTCAGTTCCAATATAATATTTTCGAGAACTTGCCAAAAATCCTAATAACCTACCACCCCAACCTGAACTCATATCCCAAATCACATCACCACCAAACTTCTCATATATTAGTTTGGCTGCCGTTGGTCTAAAATTACTTACGGCTTGTGAGTTAGTATGAATCTTTAAAGTTTGTCTTAGTCGATTCTCGTGAAATTGACTTTCATCATCTATATGTCTTAAACACCAATTCCAACACTTCCTTATTGCAGACTTAAATTTATCATCATCAGAATATATATCCATCGGAGTATATTTTGCCCCACCACACCGAATAGTCCAAAAATGTGGGAAATATGTCCAAGCCAATCGTAAACAATGCATCGTTTGAATTATTTCATTATTGATAAAAATACTATCAACATCAAACTTTTGTAATTTTCTGATATGTTGATGTTTTTCATCTTCTCGAATAGTATAATGTGGAAATCCATGTCGTCTATAATAATCAAATATAATATCTACGCCGTAATCTATATCAACACTTCGTAAATTAGATGTAACTCTTTCGAACTCCAAATCATCTTTATCATAACCAAAGGTTTCAGTCAATACTTGAGCATTAGTTATCAATTTCTTCTCCACTCATCAAATCTTCGTACCTTTGGGACAATATCTGTTTAGTTTGGTTATCTCTATTATTAATTTTATGTTGAACATCTTTACCTTGTATTGATGTCGATTCAAATAACTCAATCTTACCAATATTAGTATTAATACGTGCCGGATAAGTTAATCCATCAGGACCAAACCGATTCTTAATAACATGAAACCTACCTGTATTACTTATCTTATCTTCTATCTTACGACTCAACGACATAACAAAATCTGCTGTCATTACTTTTGCATAACTTTCTGCAACCCTTGATGCCTCAATAACATCCTCATCAAGAGCACTTCTATTGGCTTGTGATGCTGTCCATATTGGAACTTGCAATTCACCGGCAAGTCCTCTTAAATCTTCATAGATGTTTCCAAGAGCATGTCTCATCTCCCGTGTCTTATGAACATCTCTCATAATATCAGCATAATCAACTATTACCATATCTATCTTTTCACCAAAAGTAGTAGCCTTCTTTAAATGAGCAGATAAAGTATTAACAGTACAAGATTTAGTTGGATAATATTTAATTGTCAATTTACCATCTAACTTAAATAACTTTTCCATCACTTCTTCTTTATGATATTTTAAATTCTGACCCTCAAATCCAGAAAAGATACTGTCATATCTCAATCCTACATAAGCTTCATTCAATTCTAAAGTATAATGAACCACATTTAATTTTTGACTTATAGCATATGCCCCCATAGCAGATAATACCCAAGTTTTACCAATACCAGCAGGTGCCACTATAACTCCCAATTCACCAGCACCCAATCCACCTTGCATTAACTCATTTATTATATCCCACGGTGTAGGTGATGTTATTCTTGCAGATTCTTCATATCTAGCATCAATATCTTGTAAATAATCGTGACCTAAATTTCTTTCAACCCCAGCTCTCATCGCCGTATCAATTAAAGATTTTATTTCGTCACTATCTCCGTCTCGTTCTAATATTTTAGCTGATTCAACTATAGCATCCTTTAATACTTGTGATTTATGGAAATCCAATGACTTGTCTTTAATATAATCAAGATCAGCCGATTGCATATTTTTAAATATTTCTTTTAATACATCCTTGACATTAACCTGTAATAAATCAGAATCTATTTCTTGGATTTTGATTTTAAAGACATTCATAGTGATAACATCTTTATATTCATTGTAATATTCTCTTATTTCTTTTATAATCCAACGAAATGCATCATTGCTAGTATACTTCTCATCTAAAATATCTACAATTTGTTCTAAAAACAATTTATCCGTAATCAAACAAACAACAAATTTTACTTGAAAACTAAATCCATATTCAGATATTGTTTTTGTTTTATTCATTATTATTCCAATACCTATCCAATATCATAAATTCAGTAACCCAAGTATCAAAATTTGGTATTTGTCCCCACAATTTATCTTCAACAAACAACCTCTGAAACTTATACTTAACCAACTGTGGCACTACAGAATGAATTGCATCATTTATCTTTAATTTAACATGATTCGGTATTTCTGGCTCATTCAACTGCATCAATAAATAATTTCTCTTAATAATATATTCACTCTCATTCACCATTTTTGATACTCGTGTTGCTTTTGTCTTTGCTGAATCTAACAACATCATAATATCAAAATCCTTATCCTCTGATAAGATGGGAAATTCTTTTATCAAACTTTTTATACCTACACCTTTAACTCCAGGAATACTATCTGATTTATCACCATCTACAACTCTACAAGTTAGCATATTTCGTGGGTAAATACCAAGCTCTTTTTTAACCAACTCAGCATCATACGTTATTTTTTTGGTAGGTGAATAAAGTTCAACTCTATCATCAACCAACTGTAAAAAATCCTTATCCGTAGACATAATTGTAGACTTAGAATCTT